GAAATACAATTCCCCGTAGCGGATGCCACATCTGCTATAATTCGCATAGCATGATAGGAGTTATCTAAATGGCGAGCTTTAACAAAGTAAACGATTTTGTGGTAAACGCAGTCCACAATATGGATCTGGCAAGCGATCAGCTTGCGGTGGCCTTAACAAATACTGCACCGGGAAGTGAATCAAGCAACCCAACCGCAGATGGTAATGGTATTGTTGGTAATCTTACACAGGTTAGCTATAGCAATGTATCTTCTCGCAACTTAACTACAAGCGCATCATCCCAGTCGGGTGGTGTATATAAGTTGGTTGTTGCAGATCTTACGCTCACTGCTTCTGGTACGGTTGGCCCCTTCCGTTATATCTATATCTTTGATGATACGGTTTCTTCTCCAGCAGACCCAATCATTGGGTACTATGATTATGGCACTTCATTGACGCTGAACAACGGTGATACGTTCACCTTAGACTTCAGCCCAAGCAACGGTGTCATCCAACTAACATAAGGCAGTATCATGGCGAAGCTCTTTAACAGAGCCAAGATGACAACCAGTACCACGGGTACTGGCACAATCACACTTGGCAGTGCGTCTACGGGGTTTCAGAGTTTCGCGGATGCTGGGGTTAGTAACGGTGACGTAGTACAGTACGTCATCGAAGAACTTTCTAACTTTGAAATAGGCACTGGCACATATACCGCTTCTGGCACAACCCTTACAAGGACTGTGCAGGAGAGTTCAAACTCAGATAATGCCATCAGCCTTGCGGGGAATGCTGTTGTCTTTATCAGTGCGGTAGCCAGTGACCTTAACATCTTGCAGAACGCAGGGTCTACCAAGGTTGCAGCTACATCTTCTGGTGCTACGGTTACAGGTAATATAGTTGTATCGGGCACCGTAGATGGACGAGATGTCCTAACAGATGGTCAAAAATTAGATACCGTAGAAACCAATGCTGATGTAACAGATAGCGCGAATGTGGGATCTTCTCTCACAGGTTTTGCTACGGGCACAGACGCGGCCTCTTCTGATCTTATTCCAGTCTACGATGTAAGCGCATCTGCTTGGGAAAAGCAGACGATTGCTAATGCAGCGTTGCAGGGTCCAACTGGACCTACTGGCCCGACAGGACCAACTGGCCCGACAGGCCCCAACGGTCCGACAGGCCCCAATGGTCCACAGGGTCAAAAAGGACAGAAGGGCGAGGTCGGTTCAACAGGTCCAACTGGCCCAACAGGTGGTACAGGGCCTACGGGTCTGACTGGTCAGAAAGGTCAGAAAGGCGAGGTCGGGAATACTGGCCCCACAGGCGGCACAGGCGGCACAGGACCGACTGGTCAGAAAGGTCAGAAAGGTGAGGTCGGGAATACTGGTGGTACTGGACCCACAGGACCGACAGGCCCAAATGGTCCAACTGGTCCTACGGGCGGCACGGGTGGTACAGGACCAAATGGTCAGAAGGGTCAAAAGGGTGAGGTTGGTTCGACAGGCCCTACAGGAAACACGGGCCCTACAGGACCAACGGGATCACAAGGCCCGACAGGAGGCACTGGCTCCACGGGCCAGAAGGGGCAGAAGGGGCAAAAAGGTCAGAGTGGCGGTACAGGATCAACGGGACCGACTGGACCGACTGGAAATCCCTTTGGTGGTGGCACTTTTACTGGGGATGTGAGTTTTGGTTCTAATGATATTACTATGGTTAATAATATTAATCAGGTTTATGATCTTGGTTTAGTTAATCAACTATACTCTTATGGCGATGGAAATTCTTATATTGAATTTCATGGTGCGGATCAGTTTAGAGTGGTTGTCGGTGGAAGCGAACGGCTTGAAGTTAATAACACTGGATATGAAATTCTTATAACGGGAGATGTTGCTGCTACTGGAAACATAACCGCGTATTATTCAGACGAAAGACTAAAAACCAAAACAAGTAATATTGAAAACGCGCTTGATAAGGTAGGTTCGCTTGAAGGCTTTTACTATGTAGAAAATGATCTGGCGAGATCGTTTGGTTTTAACAATAGTCAAACACAGGTAGCTCTGTCGGCTCAACAGGTTCAAGCGGTAATGCCAGAGTGTGTAAGCCTCGCTCCTTTTGATCTAGCAAATGTACGAGAGTTTGAGAGTGGCGACGAGACAGAACAACGGTCGGAGACAGGCGAAAATTATCTTACACTGGATTATGCGAAGCTGGTTCCCCTCCTAGTTGAGAGCATTAAAGAATTGAAAGCTAGGATTGAGGTTTTAGAAAATGACGCTTCCTAGTAGTGGCGCAATAAGCCTCAACGAAATGCACGTTGAGGTTGGAGGTTCTAGCGGGTCACAGGTTTCATTAAATGACAGTGATATTCGTGGGCTAATCTCAAAAGGCTCTGGCGCTCAGATGTCTTTTAACGAATGGTATGGCGCATCATCGGGGCCAGCCTTGCATTATTTTGACCTACCAAACGCAACTTTTGGGTCAGAAAGAACTTTGGTTCAGTTGCAGCCAACAAATGTTGGGAGTGGTTCTTCCACGCAATGGATGAGACTTCCAAATTATGCTGATGATGCTTTTATGGCAGATTTTAGCCATGATGGAACAAAAATGTTTGTCATGGGCTATCCCGCTACGTCAAGCAATATTGGTGACGCTTCGATGTATAGATACGATATGAGTACGGCTTGGGATATAACAACCGCCGTAGGGCAAACAGGTTTGTCGGGTACAACAAATAATGGTTACGTTCTTCCCAGAACTATCAGTAGTACCAGTATTGCTTATGGTGGTTATAGTAATCCCAACACTTTTAAGTTTTTTAACAGCGGTCAGGGAATTTTAATTTCATACTCGCCAAGTGGAGGTCGTGGCAGTTTAATATACGGCTCAATGACAACCAATTACGATCCCTCTACCGCAACTTGGTCTACGTTGAATTTCAATATAAACTACATGAGCAAACAATTTAATATTGCTGTAACTCAAGATTTAAAAACTATAATGTTTTCTGCTAATTACAGTAGCAGTGTCAGTCCTTTTGGGAGACTTGTAAGACTTGTTAGCTCATCTGCCAATGCAATGAGTAGTGGCACTTCTGCATATACACAGACTATTTATGACTACAAAGTTTACGATAGCCCAACAAGTAGTTCTAACAATGCTGGTAAAACTTTCATTTTTGGTCTTAGTGTAGATATGTCGTCTACTTCTACTTACGCGGGAGGAACAATAATTACGGGTTATTCAAACCAATATGATAAGCGTTACATACACAGGTATGATGATACGTTTGATGGTAGTAGTACTGTTTTCAATACAAGTAGCACTGCGGGTTCAGCAGCGACAAATGCCTTAACCCCTTCTGAAAGTGACGCTTACAAAGCCATAAGGCGCATAGTAATAAATTCAGCGGGTACAAAAGGGCTTGCCCAACTAGGTTCAACCGATAATGTAAGCGGCGATATATCCAGTGCAGACCAAAAGGATTGGACTTACCCCCAACGGATCGTGAATGTGACTTGGTAATTATCATTAGGTAGGGGGAATAATGAGGCAAAATTGGCAAATGTGGTCGGGCGGGTTATCCGATACAGACCTATCAATTATCTTTACAGAAGCTTTGAAGCTTAATACACAATCAGCAACAACTTTTAACAATGCAGATACAAGCGTCAGATCAAGCGATGTTGCTTGGTTGAGCGGTAACACAGCAGTTCAAGATATTCTTTGGAAATATGTTAAAGCGGCAAATGAAAATGCGTTCTATTGCCAAGTAGAAAATATTTGTGACATTCAATTTACAGAATATCATTCCAACAAGGGCGGTCATTATGACTGGCACATAGATGTAAATTGGGATGGTGATGATTTTAGAGATAGAAAGTTAAGCGTTACGGTGCAGCTTTCAGATCCAAGCGAATATGAGGGCGGGGGCTTTGAGTTCGCGGAATGTCAAACACCAGACGCTTCATCCCGCCAAAAGGGAACTGTTCTAGTTTTCCCAAGCTATTTGCAGCATAGAGTTTTGCCTATCACAAGCGGCACAAGGAAAAGCCTTGTCGCTTGGTTTGAAGGCCCAAGGTGGCAATAGTATACCAGATTTCTCTGCATGGATCTGCGTATGATGCACGGGGGAAAGACTGGAGTACCGTAGAGGAAGAGACGGGCTGTGTTAGAAATACACAGTGGCGTGATCCAATACTTGACAGGCCCCTGTTAGTTACAGAGTTTGGTTGCGCTGTTAGCCATCTCAGGGTTTGGAAAAAAATAGCCGCCTCTAACCGCAATGGAATAATCCTTGAAGAAGATGCGGTTTACGATAGCATTGACCCAAGTGCGGTAGACACCCTATTGAAGGAGTATGACAGCGTTTGGTTGGGATACCGTCTTAATACTCTTGGCTATTGGTATAATTGTCATGCTTACGCTATTAGACCAGAAACCGCCAAGAGATTGATAGAAGGCTACAAGGATGCTATTATCCCTGTAGATGAATGGGTGCCTGCCAAGCTAAAAGTTCAATCGAACTTTTTCTACACACCAGAAGTTGTGACGCAGATACCTAGAGAAGTTAGGCCAAGCACGATTGAGGGGGAATCAATGCAGGTACATGTACTAACAGTTGGAACAGATCAAAGTAAAATGTGGGCTTTAGAACAGTCTGCAAAAGAGTACGGAATAACGTACTTAAATTTAGGTCGCCAAGTAATTTGGTCTGGTGGCACAATGGAAGCCCAAGGCGGTGGTCAAAAGATTAACCTTGTACGCAATCATCTTGATTCATTGCACGATGGAGATGTTGTGCTGTTTGTAGATGGGTATGATGTAATTATAAACGATACGCTGCCCACTATCCTAGAGAGATATGAGGACATGGGTGCGGATATCATATTCGCAGCGGAAAAGAATTGTTGGCCTGATCCGACAATGGCCTCAGAGTTTCCTTTGTCAACAATCTATAGATATTTAAACAGCGGCGTTTACATAGGTAAGGTAAGTTATCTAAAGGCCTTTTTTAATGAGGCAGTGCCCAATGACTCTGATGATCAACTATGGATGCAGAAAAGATTTCTGTCACCCGCTTGGCAAACAACGGGTTCTGCTAATCTAGATTATGAAGGCTACATTTTTCAATGCGACGATGATGTTGAGATTATCAATGGTCAATTAGCAAACGGTATGTGCTGCCCATGTATCTACCACGGCAACGGTGGAGATGACGCAAAGGTAAGATTTAAAAATCTTGCATATAAATTTGGATATGTAGAAGAGGCAGAGGTATTATCTCCCACATACCATAAGGGTCTTGAGTACGAAAAGGTTGCACCAGAAATACTGGTAGCTGAATTTATGTCAGAGGCCCAGTGTCAACGATACATCGACGCATCAGAAAGCCTTGGTAGATGGGGGGAGCTTGATGGTGATAAGTTTCCAGCGCAAGAGATAAGGCTCAAAGAGCTAGGTCTGTGGAACGAGATATCAGAACAATGGGCTAATAAGCTTAGTAAGATATGCGAGAAGCATTGGCATCCAGAAGCCTACCTTGGATTGCGGGATGCTTTTACTATGCGTTATTCTATGGACACACAGACAGAACTAGGGCTGCATACAGATGCGTCTTTGTTTACGGGTAGTGTAAAGCTTAATGATAATTACGCTGGAGCGGAGCTTGTTTTTCCCAGACAAGAGTTTACAAACAAGAATGTAAAAGTTGGACAGTGCATTTTGTTTCCAT